GAAAGACACCCACTTTAGCCGTAGCCACGGACCCTGAAAAGGGAAATGGTCAGGAGGTTCCGAGTCCACGGAAGTTATCCACCGGAGGAGCGCGAGTCCCTAGCAATAGGGCCGCTCCAAAGGCAGGCACTTCCAAGGTGGCTGGCCGCCCCCAAAACGAGAGTGTTCGCGTGCACTCGCCCTCTCATGGGCAAATGAGAGGTAAGCAAGCGCCTAAACCAGCCTTGCGGCCTTCGGGCCAAGGGAGTGATGTATCCCCGAACAGGAAACAACGACGCAACGTTACGTTCGGTGAGAACCTTCCCAACCCCCCCAATTTGGGAAACTCCAGGGGTCCACACAGACAATCGCGTGTGTACTCAAGGAAAGGTTGGGGGAAGGGGAATTACGGGAATCAGCCCCGGAAACCCGCCCAAGAATCCGCGCTCCTGAACAAGGAGAACATCTCACTCCTGAAAAGGGTACGCGAGATGGAGGAGATTCTGAAAGCCTACGGCATCAATGTCGTCAAAAGGACTGGCTCCAAGAGTTCAATCGCCAAGTCCGCCGCTGCCACAGGGCCACAACAAAGGGCCCCACTTGGTTCAGTGCATGGTTGTCAACAGTCAACCCGCCTGCCAAGGTCATCTCAGCCTACAACAAAGAATGTAGGCTCGCAGCCAACTGGCAAGGGCAAACCCTCTGCTCCCACTGCCTCTCCGCAAAAATCTCCAGAACTGAGACGGAGACAACCCTCAAGTCCGGCTGGAAAGTCCGGTCGTGGGCCATCTATTGCTACTCCTGTGAGCAGTTCGAGACCCAGGGTTAGAATGCAGTGCAAACCACCCCCACCACCAAGTGGGAAGTTCGAGCGTGGGCCACCAAGGCCTAACGTTAGGATGCATTGTCGACCACCCCCACCACCGACTTTTGGGGATTTCATTCCCAAAGGAAGGAATGCACCACCGCCCAGGGCACCTGAAAAGGGAGAGTGCAAGGTCGACTCCACTAAAGCAGAAGTGGAACAAATCCCCAAGCGTGACTTACCGAAGTCAGCAGGGGCTAGCCTCAAGGCAACAATGGCAACTAAGAGCACAAAGCTCAGTGATAAGCCCATATATGCAGCTGAGGAGGTTAGACAGGGTGTCAAACCCTTTGGTCGCAAGGAGAGGAAAATTGTCGCCGCACGTACATTTGTTGCGGACGATGATCTGACCTACTACCTTCGCATCGCATTCCCCCTGAGAGAGGGTGGAATTAAGACGTTAAAGGCCATGTTGAACAAAGCGAAAGCATATCTCGCTACGTTTGACATGACTGGCTACACTTTGAGAGATCAGCATCGAATAATGCACGATGCAGTGTCAGCCGCCTTAGTACCCGACGATGTTGAACAAACATTCCGGAAATCCTTTGCTCGTGCCAACATCATCGAGTCTATCGCCAAGCAAGACGACTTTGCGAAGACCGGCACAGTCAAGAAGGCTGGCTTCTTTAGCTCTGCTAAGAAGCTTCCATCTGCCTAGGGATTCCGCAGCCTCCCGGCTGTCTGTAAGGGTGGGAAAACATCATCATTCCCAACTCTTCCGGGCAGTTCGGTTAACGCCGGGGCGTGCGAATGCGCTTGCAAACGCGCAACGACCAAATTGTTTGAGTATAGCTTACCGGAGCTTAATCAAGGTTGCATTTACACAGATAAAAGCTGTGTTTGCAATGAATTGATTGCACTCAAACAACGACACCAAGTCGATGATGGGAATAGATTTAAATCTGAAGCAAACCTGAAGAAGGTTTTGCGTCCCTTCATCGCATATTGTCCTCCTACCAGTGAAGAGCACATCATTTCCCGATGTGCTGGTACGAAGAGGGCATTAATGCTTCAAGCTCAGGAAAGTCTTGAGACCAAACCACTGAACACTTCAGATGGTGCAGTCAAGATGTTCCTGAAAGACGACAAATACCAGCGCACAGCAGTCGTCAGATCATTTCTTGGCATGGAACCGGAAGAGGACGAATATTCAAATCCTCGTTGCATTCAATACCGTTCCAAGAGATACTGCTTGAGGCTAGCAACATATCTTCACCCTATCGAACAACACGTCTACACACTCAAAGACAGCAGTGACACTCCGATCTTTGCCAAAAGCCGGAATCAGACACAACGGGCTCAGGATTTGTTCCTCAAATGGGAACATTTTTCCAGCCCTAAAGCTCTGCTATTGGACCATTCTAAATTTGATGCCCACGTTGGCGTTGAATTATTGATGCTCGAGCATTGGTTTTACAACCATTGTTTTGAAAGTGATGAACTTAGGTTCTTGCTTGATTTACAGCTTGACAACAAAGGTTACACAAAGAATGGCACATTCTATCGAACAATAGCTACCAGAATGTCCGGAGACCAAAACACCGGGCTAGGTAACTCCATCATCAATTATGCAATACTGAAATCCTTCAGTGACTTCTTTAATTTAGAAGCCTGCTTTTATGTTGATGGAGATGACAGTGTCTTGATCGTTGAGGACACCAAACTCACTCCAACAATGGAGTATTTCAAACAGTTTGGTATGACAACAAAGCTGGACACAACAACCCAGTTTGAGCATGTTGAGTTTTGTCAAACACGACCTGTGTTCGATGGCGCCTCATGGCGGATGGTTCGTAATCCATACCGTACTTTGATGCGCACCCCGTGGACTGTAAAGTCCCTTTCAGTGAAACAACAGCCTATTTATTTGGCTAGTATCGGGGATTGTGAAGTCGCCTTGGGCTTAGGGTTGCCCATAGGCCAGTACGTCGGTGATAAGCTCCGCTCCTTCTCTGAAAAGAGAATGGTCACCGACTTACATTATGTTGCTAACAAGGAGTATGTCCGCCCCAGAAGGGCACAAGTCATTCAACCAACTTATGAATGCCGGTTATCTTATCAAGAAGCCTGGGGCATATCTCCTGATGAACAAATTGAAATTGAAACGTGCACCTTGAGCCGCAAAGTAAGTCTCGAGGTGGACTTTGAGGAGTTTCCTTTTCAATAGAGTCCTTGGACGTGTGACCAGTAATGACTAGATCAACAGTTATTAAGAGACAAGGTCGCAATCGTTCGAGGGGTAGCAAATTACGCGCTACCATGGGAAAGCAGAAAGCATACCTCATTCAACCGCAGGCACAAATGTCTGCAGGTTCGGCATATTCTATGCCAGACGCCAGAATGCGCATTGACCCTATCAGAAACGGAGTTCGTGTCATCAACCGGGAGATAATCCAAACCATCAACCGGACCGCAACAACAGGTAATGTTGCTGTGGGAACCGATTCGATAGCCTTCATGTTTGTCAACAGCGCAACACCCGTTCCGTCCCCTGGGGCAGGAAACATCGGATCCAATAAGTGGATCGGGCAGTATGCCACTCTGTACGATAAGTTCAGAGTGAAGAAACTGCTCTTCGAGTTCAAACCCTCACAGCCAGTAACAGCAATTGGTCAAGTGGGAATGTACTTCGATGCTGACACAAGTCCAGTGGCACCAACAACCTTTGATCAAATCTCAGGTAATGTTTATGCCCAGTCAGCACATGTTTCCCAATCCCAGACGCTTGTGGTCCGACCAAATCAACTTAATCGGTTACCACAGTATGTGACGAGCGCGTCATCAACAGAATCCGGTGCAGCTAGAGTTGGAGTGATTCAATTTGTGAACACTCCAGTAGCAACGACCACTTCAATCACAGGTCCAGTAAGCTTGGGGGTATTGTGGATGGAATATGAGGTAGAATTCCTCAATCCATCCGCACCAACAAGCGCATCACCAGCAACTTTAACCAGTTCACAATCAACTAAACTGGCTAAGGATGTCAGCGCTGAACTTCGCACCGCATATGATGGATGGATTGCCCAGATGGATATCAACTTACCAACTGGCACGATCGACAAACTCAATTCCACCATCACTCAACACACCATTGACACGGTTTTAACAAAACTGCGTCATGTTGAGCTGTAAGCTTTCACCCACACTCATCATCATTCACCTGTATGGCTTCCGCAAATCCATACAGTATCTACTACTTGTAAGATGCGTTTAAGTAAGATCAGCTAGAGAAAATACCTTCGGGGGGCGCTCTAG